AGATTTTGAAATACCATCAATTCTATCTGTTACTTGTGCTAATAAAAATTTAAGTATGATAAACAAGAACCAACCAACTGCCAAAGCACTTGTGATTGGTATTCCTATTTGTTCTACAAAGTTTAATATATCTCCTATCATAACGTCTTATTTGGTTTTTTTTCTATTTGCGAGCCTTTTTTGAATTTTTTCGTGCATTCTTTTTAAAGCTTCTTTGGAAATTGGTGCTGGACAATCTGGCAAAAATCTTTTATCTGTCATCCTTTACGCCCTCCTGGTGTGAAATAGAATCCAATGATTGCCCCCAAAGTGGTGATTGCGACAAGAGAGATGTGTCCAGTAGTGATTGTAGAGGTGATTTCTGTTCCACTTGGGAAGGTAATGAGTCCCCAGAGGATTTCGGTAGCTTCTTTGTTTTCTGGTGGTGTGAAGGTAACGAGGGTTGTGTTAGGGAAGAGGGTGCAGAGTATCGAGATGATTGCGAAGTTGAGCATCCCCATAAAAGCGATAAGGCGACGAGTAGCACGAGTAAACATGCCAGTATCTTTGTCAGTTTCGCCAATGAGTAGTTTTTGAAACTCCGCGTCCATTCCACGGATTTGCATATCTCTAATAAGCTCTCTACGCTCTTTCGCAGCTTTGGCTTCGGACATACCTTGGAAAGCGCCACCAAGAATCTTAAGCATACTGCCCATCCCAGTCGCCCCCAATGTAGATAATAACATCGTGATAAGTCCAAACATCTTATATATTTCATTTACACTATAATAAGATTATTTGGGAATTTTCAAATAAAGATACCTTTGGTTGTAACAAACGCAAAATTTTGTTTTGCAACGGGAGATTGGGTCACAACATCGTAAAAGTGATTGTATTTATACGGATTATAAGACACGATTCTATTATATTGAAAACTTTGTGTAGTATCTTCTCCTTCGATATAGGCGTGAACATTTTTTCTTTTATCTTTAAGAACTTTATTTCTCCCACTTTCGTATACTTTGAAAGTTACATTTTTAAGTGGGATTGAGTCAACCCATCTTTTAACACGCCAACCTTTTTCTGTTTTTTCTTGTACGGAAAGACAGTCTTTATTCAAATTTCTATATACTCTAACTTTCATTATTTGGTTCAAATTGAAATGCGATTCTGCCATAGTTATGCTCTTTATCGCCCACCCAACCAGAAAACTCTATACAATTTTCTGCAATAATAAAATCTAAAAGTTCAACGAAAAAAGTTTCATTTTGAAACTCAAGAGAGTAATTTTTATGATATTGGTAGGTTAAAGTGCCATAACCAGTGGCTTTCTCTAATCTCTTTGTGCCATCATTTACTCCTACGACTGTGATGTAACCTTTCATAAAAATAATTACACTTTTCTTTCTATATCTTCCTCAATGCATTCTTCTCCGTGTTGTATTTCTAGAATTAAACAAGGTTTATCAGTTAGATTTTGTGGGTGATGCCAAGAACCAACTGGAATATCTAGCGAGTCTCCCTTTTCTAAAGTGACGCTCATAGCTATATCGTTAATAACTAAATCCAAATACAATTCTCCTTCTAAGACAAACCAATGCTCAGACCTTTTAAAATGTCTTTGGTTGGACAATGATTTATTTGGCTCTATGTACAAATATTTGACCTTGTGGCCTTTTTTGCGTTTTTTGCTGAGAACTTGATACCAGCCCCATTTTGGTTTTATTACTTTTTCCATATATTATTTTTCAAAGGGTGAGTATATGATAAATTCGGGATGTTTTGATTCTTTTTTGTATTTGTTGGGAAATATGACAACTTTGTGCTGTACACCCTCTATTTCAACATATCCAGACAAATATTTACTTTTGCCATTATCTTTTTTCCACAAAGCTCCTTTTTGTCTTTCTGTCCATTTACTCATATTTACTTTTTTAGCACGCATATTTTAATTTGTCAACAAATTTTCTAGATTAAATATCAATTCTGTTTTTTCATTTTGTCGTTTATTTATTTCCACATTGTAAAATCTTTTTAAAAATTTAATGTATCTGTCTTCATCTGGTCTATCTATCACAGAATATAGTTTTTTAAAACCTAAATTTTTAATTCTATCAAACATTTCTAAATTACCATAAAACATAGATTTTGATATTGGATAATCAATTGATTTAAATATTAATTTATTGTAACATTTTTTATTTTTGATGTAATAGCAGGAAAATCCATATACTTTATGATTGTTAGGAATTGTTTCATCAATAGTTATAAAATTATAATCACAAGAATCTATCATTTCTTGTAATTCTTGAGTTAAATAAGCAATTTTAGAGCTTAAGGATTTATACATTGATATATCCGAAAAATAATTCATTCGTGTCCGACGATTAAATTTATACAATTCACAAACCAAATCATTTAACCATTTGTTATTAAAATCATATAATTTTATATTCATTTAAGCCTTAAACCTATACTTATTCGATTTGTTTTTGAGCCAACACAGTGCCAAAAGGGTTTTTCTCTAGACACATTAAATTTTCTATACTGCCAGCCCTTTTTATCCCAATCTGTGATAATTTCTTTTGTTTCTGGGTCTTGATATCTAAAAAAGCTTTTATTATCTTCAGCCGCCCAAGCGAAGTAAATTCTTTCTCCTTCGGCATTATTATTGGTATGCCAACCGCAAAAACCATCGCAAGGATACCAAAAAAATCCAGAATATTCTCTAAAAATATTAGAAAATTGTTCTAATTGTTGCTTTAATTTAACTTTGTAAAGAATATTGTCTGATAAAACCATTCTATTATCATTATGTTTAATATTACTAGCTTTATCCAAATTTCCGTGCGTTTGTTGTATTTTTCTTAAAAAATTTTCTGACAAAATTTCATCAATATTGTATTTTCCTGGATAAAAAAAGTTTTTATCTACATTCACCATAGGAAATTTTTCAACTATTTCTTCTAAAGATTTTAATATTTCTTCCATAAATTATTATAATTTTAATTTTTTTATATAAAATGTCAACACCAATTTGTTACAAAAATTCAACCAAAATCTTATCAAAAATAGATGTGCTTCTGACTTTAACTTTAAATATTTTTTTTATAAATGCTAAGTATTTGTCAAATTTTTCCCTTTTTCCTAGTAAAGCAAATATTCTTCCCTCTGTTTTGATTAATTTTTTAGCCGCCAAAACGAATAAATATTTTAATTTTCTGTTGAAAATGTATTTTGGATCTTTAAAAACTATTTCTAAAAATAGAGCTGAATCGCCAGTAAATTGATCCGTTTTAGAGAGGCATCCAAATCCAATTATTTTTTTTGTATCTTCATCTATACCAACATATTTAAATGGACACCTTCGAATTAATTTTTTAAATTCATCATTTAAAAACAAATGGTAGAATCTTTCAGATTGCCCCTTACCATAACTATGGTAAGTGCTAATTTGGGCTTCAGTTTGAAATTTTATGAAAATACTTAAGACTTCGGCATAATCTGAAGGGTGATATTCTCTATAACTAACATTTTTTAAATTTATGTAATTTTTGCTCATTAAGTGTAATATAGTACATGGGAAAAGGAATAAATCAAGATTTTATTAGACACATCTTTGATGTAGAGCCAACAGCTCTTATAGAGTTGTATGTTCTTTATTACGATTATCAAAACGATAGTCAAGCTCAATTACATTTTCATGGTGGCACTAATGGCGTAGGGGGCAAAATAATATTTGATGGCCAAGAATATTTGCCAATACCAGTTGAATCAGAAGGATTTGAAGTTTTGGGGGATCAAAGACTCCCCAGACCGAAAATTAAAGTTTCTAATGCTGGTCTTTATATTTCCTCTTTATTGAGAAAATACAATAATTTAAACGGAGCAAAGTTAGTGAGAAAAAGAACTTTTGCTAAATTTTTAGATGATGTTAATTTTCCAGGAGAAGTGAACCCATTTGGTACAGCGAACCCAAATGCTAAAATGCCAGATGATAAATACTTTGTTTCTAGAAAAATTTCTGAAAATAAATTAGCTGTAGAATTTGAGTTAGTATCTAGCTTAGAATTAGAAAATATAGAAATTCCAGCAAGAAGAGTTTCTTCAAGATACTGCCCGTGGATCTACAGAGGTTATGGTTGTAGATATGGCTACAATAAAACAACAGAATTTGATGACCGACCTGTAGCGGATGTAAATGATAAAAGTTTTGTTACAGGAAATGGGTCAAACTTCAATTTAAATGCAAATATATTTGCCAACATACACGCTAGTAATAAAAGTTCTGTTAATGGATGTTTCCAAGCTTCTGGTCTTTGGGAACAAAATTTACCATATGGAGTTGGTGATTACGTTTTTACTATGAGTGATAGAGCTTTATCTGGACAAGGTTTAACTGCTAATTATTACCAACAACATCCAGTATATTACATTTGTCAGTCTGGTCACACATCATCAACAGACAAACATCCAAACAAAGCATCAAATCTTTGGATTAAAGACGCCTGTTCTAAAAAATTAGGGGGATGCAAATTAAGGTTTTCTAACTCTGATTTAGGAGGAGTCAATGATAATAAAACGCTACCTTATGGTGGGTTTCCAGGAACAGAAGTTTATTCTTACTAATGAGTTTACAACAAAAAATAATTAACGATTGCGAAAAAGACACAACTAAAGAAATTTGTGGTTTTGTGGTTAATACAGAATCTGGATTAGATATTATACCAACAGAAAATAAATCACCAAATCCAGAAAACGAATTTTACATTCCAGCTAAAGAATTTTTATATATGAAAAAAAAGAATAATTTAGTAGGTATTTATCACTCACATTTAGAAAGTGATGCTAAACCATCCGAGTTTGATAAAAAATCAGCTGATTTAACGTGTTTTCCATTTATAATATATTCAATAAAAACAAATCGATTTAATATACATGTTCCAGAATATTCAGATACAGAAATGAATTTGCTGGAAAATTTAAAAAAAGAATTATTATGACAACAATAGTTTTGCATGGCTTGATAGCTAAAAAATTTAAACAAGAGCATAAATTTACAAACATAAATAAAGTTGTAGATGCTTTATCGGCTATAGATGCAAACTATCCAGGTTTTAAAAGTTATATTCAAAAATCCGCAATGGAGGGCATGAATTATGAATTTATCGTAGATGACAATGAAGTAAAAAATTCAAAAGATGTTTTATCGAAAAAAGAAATAAAAAAAATAGAAATCGTTCCTTCTTTAGCTGGAAAAGATCCCGTTACTTTTTTTGTGGTTTTAGCTATTAATTTAGTTATAGCTGGTATTCAATATTTAATGACAAGCATACCAGAGGAAGAGCCAAAAGTTGCTGTTGCTCAAGTGGGCTCTAAATCTTTCTTTTTTGCAAATAGAGATAATTTAGCAAGTCAAAACACAGCAGTTCCCATAGGTTATGGAACTCTTAGAGTTGGAAGTAAAATTATAGAAACTATAATTTCATCTAACGACTTAAATAGCAGTCCAGAATTTAAGGAAGATATCATTGCGAGACCAGAAGAATCTCAATTACGTAAAGATGTTACTCAAGGAGATGGGACTATTGTTAATGCTACTACATTAAATGCTTTCCGAGAATAGATTTATAGAAATAGAATGAAAACAAAAATTATTTTACATGGTAAACTAGCAAAAATTTATGGAAAAGAATTTGAATTTGCTAATGTGCGCAAACCGATGGATGTAGTAGATGCCATGTGCACTCGTTTTCCCAATTTCAAAAAATATTTAAAAGAACAAGCTAAAGAAGGGTTTCATTACGAATTTTTGGTTTCTGGTGAAAATAAAAATGCTTTAGAGTTACATCAAAAACAAGAAATGAAAATTGTTGAAATGGCTCCCTGTATAATTGGCAACGGTCCTTTTCTTATTGTTCTAGGATTTGTTGCCGCTACGTATGGAGTAGGTTTGCTGGCCACTAGTTTCGTAGCTGGAGTTTTCTTTATTACTTTAGGTGTTGGTTTAATCATTGCTGGAATTATTTATCTAATGACAGATATACCCGAAAATGAACCAAGATCTAGAGACATTGAATCCTCTGTTAGCAATGCTTCATTTATGTTTTCTAATCCCCAAAATATAGCTGCCCAAGGTAGAACAATCCCCATCGTTTACGGAAGATTAAAAGTTGGAACTTATTTAGTGGGAACGTCGATAACTACTTATGATTTATCGACAGACGCAATACAAAACAGGCAATATGAAAATACAAAAGCGAATACTTTTTTAAAAATTCAAGAATGCTTTGGATCATCTATTAAAAATTCTTTTATAGGTTATTGATGAAAGATTACGTACAGTCAAAATTAAAAAGGTCAAAGAAGATTGCTTTTGGTCATGGTCCTAGTAAAGACGAACAGAGGGCAGCAGCGAGAGCAAGAGCAAATGTTATACAAGCTAATGCTGATACACTAGGTGACACATTCACTAGATTAACACCACCATATTCGAATGATAATTTGGCTTCTTTTGCCGCTTTAGAAAGTATAGATTTAATATCAGAAGGCCCAATAGAGGGTTTTGTAAGTCCAGATGGAAGACCTTGTAATCCATTAAGGGGTAGTTATTTAGATGGCACCGTGGTGTTAGAGTCATCGCTTTCAAAAAGATTTTCAGCTCATTTTTATAGTGGTGGGAATAATAATGCTTTTTTAGGTTGTTTTCTTGATGCAACTGGTAAGCAAGTAGAAATTCTAGACGAATATTCTGGTTACATTGATAGTATATATAATGACAAAGAAACAATAACTGACCCACAATTACTTCTGCCAGATATAACCGCAAAGCCTGCTCGAGCTCATAAAACTGCTTTTAAAATAGACTATAACCAAGCTCTAAGTGACATAAATAATACAGAAGCAAGAAGTTATTATGTCTATTTTAATTCGCCAGAACCAGATACAACCAACTTTCTCGGGGATCCATCATTTTTTTTAGATGCAGCTAATACTGTAGGTAAAAATTCTGGTGCAGGATACACACGTTCACCTGTTGTAATACAATCTATATTTGGGCAAGATCAAGTTTTAGATTTACCTAGTAATGGTGGTATGCCATCAACTCCTTTTTTTAATACATATTCTTTTGAAAGACCTGTTAGATTTATAGCAAATGTAGCGTATGAAAGTGAAATTGATTCACTGGGAAGAATTACTGAGTGTTTTTGTAAAAGAGCTTTTTTTCAAAATATAATTAGTTTAAGAAGTGGTGGTGTGAATAATACGAATTGGAACAATCTGACCGCTTACGCTGATAGAGCTGTAAGATTACCTGGCACTAGTTGGAATAGTGGAGTAGATGGAGCTAGATGTTATGAAAGATTTGAATATTCACTTGATCCAACAAGAAAAGAAGCTGAAGGATTTAAAGAACCTGTTTTTGAAAAACTAACCAGAATGAAAAACTTTATTACTGGAATTTATGAAACTAAGAAAAATTACGGTTATTTTCTTTTTGACGCTTCAAAAATTCCCTTAATCGATGTTTTTGTTGAACCCGTGCAGCTTTCAAATGAAATGAGAAATTATAGTGATCGCTATTTAAACATTTGGATAGAAGTTTTTAATTATTATGCAGGTTTAGCAGGAAATTCAGAATTTAATTTTTCCTTAAACGCTTTATCAGATTTATTGAATGCAGCTGGCGATACCAATTCCTCCCCTAGTACTACTCAAAACATTAAAAAGAGACCGCAAGGTATTGATTTATTTTTACCCTTTGCTCAAGGGGGTGAAAAAGAATCGGTAGGTGTTTTAACAAATTTTGAAAATTTTAGAAATCTAAATAGTGTGTCATTGTCAGAATCTATAGTAAGAGAGGTAAAATTTTGGCCTTTGGGGAGCAGAGGAAGACAGGGTGAATTCCCCGAAATTGCTTCGGACAGAAGTCAGACCCGTAGCATACAAAACTCACCAGCTAGAAGTTCCAAAATGGCTGGTATTTATAAGTGGCCTGTTTATTTAGGACCAAATTATGAAGCTTGTGATGATAGCGGTGATCCGGATTTAAACAGAATAGTTGTGACAAGCGGAGACTCTAGTCAAACAAGACGAAACAAAATTCAAAGTGGAGTAGATTTAAGTTATGATGTTTTTGAACTAGTTGAAGATGATATAATAGCAAGTCCAAATGATCTTTTGTTTGTAGAAAATGGATTTACAACAGGTTTGACATGTAGAATTTTTGCTGATTATGTAGAGGGTAGTCTACAAGGGGGTGATGAGCCATACGAGCTCGACAATGCAACGAGAACTAGCGGATTAAAGGCAATAGGGACAGGACTTGAAGATTTTTGGCCTGGAATCGGCCATCCTCCGGGAAGCTTGCGAAGTGGTTATAACAAGGGAATGATAAATAATTTCAATTTTGCAAATGATAACGAATATTATAAAGTCCCTTTCAAGACTACACCCAAATTTTTTATAGAGGCTATTGGTTTTTTTAGAGCTCCGGTTAGTGGTCATTATGTAATTTCAACTCATAATCCTACCCTAGGTCAAGATTATAACCATATATTTGTAAATCCGAATAATCAAGGAACGCATACTCAAGATGTTTTATATGTGTGGACTGGTCAAAAGGCAACCACAGGTGATCGTAACGTTAGCGCCCCCATTAACCCTAGGCGATACGGTATCCTTGACGGTAGACCCGATATAAGAGATTACGGCGACGACGATGTCATACTTAGAGATCAACAATTTGTAGAATTGAGTGGTCTACGTTCTGGACAAATGGTGCCTATATGTATACAGTTTTATCATGCAGGTAGAGAATTGGGTAGTAAAGATTATTGGGCAGGTCTTTCTTGGGGACGAAGAGTAAAAGTTAGACAGTTTGATACCGACACAGAGGGTTTATTAGATTTAACACGATACGGTTACGCATATAGTAATCTTAAAAACCAATTTCATTGGAACGATCACTTTAATGGGGTTTTTTATAGTTATACTGGATTTACCGGATTATCTGATTCAGAGTATTTTGACGAAAGAACAGGAACTCTTTGGAGTGATGCTACTGGTCTATTGGATTCATTTAAGGAGGACGCTATTGGGTTACCAAACGAAGATGAGGAATTTCCACATCTTCCAGTTAATGGAACATTTTTAAAAAGCACTTTTTTACACGCAAGTTCAGCAGATTACCCAAGGCCATCTCATTCACGTGAAAAAGCAATGCTATCTGGATCCAACCTTACAGTATTACCAACATTTGAAGAGGTTGTTCTTAGCGCAGGAATTAGACTAAAAGGCCAAGTATTTAGATACTTGAACGTCGGAAACAATACTAGTAATTTAGCAAACTCTGAAATATTACAAAGAACACTTGGGTTAACTGTAGAACAAAGAAATGAACTGCCCAGCTCAAGGCAATTATTTAATATAGTTGATAGGGCTGCTAATCAACTAACTGATTGGTACCTTGGAGAGGATAATGATGGAGGAAGTAATGCTAGTAGCAATAATAATAATCGACCTATATTTGGTGCTCAATTTTTTACAGATGCCGATAATTTTGTAACACCGCAAGCTTATGGTGTAGAAAGTAATATAAAAGGGGCTAGTAAAATTGGAGGAATCGCTAATTTC